TGGCGGGAATTGATATGCCGGATTTTGAGCGTGAGGATGACTGGTGGCGCAACGGTCAGAACCTTTACCTGGACAATATGGCGGTCACCGGCTTTTACCGGGTGCCCCTGTCCTCTGCACAGGCGGGCGATATTCTGCTGTGCTGCTTTGGTGCTTCGGTACCGAACCATGCCGCCATTTACTGCGGCAACGGTGAGCTGCTTCACCATCTGCCTGAACAACTGAGTAAACGGGAGAGGTATTCCGAAAAATGGCAACGACGAACGCATTCTGTCTGGCGTCACCGCCACTGGCACGCATCTGCCTTCACGGGGATTTGCAACGATTTGGCCGCCGCCTCAGCCTGTATGTGAACACGGCAGCGGAAGCCATTCGCGCCCTGTCGATGCAGATGCCGGGCTTTCGCCGTCAGATGAACGAAGGCTGGTACCAGATACGTATTGCCGGTGATGACACGGCACCGGAGGCGGTGTACGCCCGTCTTCACGAACAGCTGGGTGAGGGAACGGTCATCCACATTGTGCCGCGACTGGCCGGGGCCGGAAAGGGTGGACTGCAGATTGTGCTGGGGGCGGCGGCCATCGTGGGGTCGTTCTTCACTGCCGGGGCATCAATGGCGTTATGGGGTTCAGCCCTGGCAGCCGGCGGTTTTTCTGCCACCACGATGCTGTTTTCACTGGGTGCCAGCATGATACTGGGTGGTGTGGCACAGATGCTGGCCCCGAAGCCAAAAACACCGGAATACAGGGCAACGGATAACGGTAAACAGAACACGTACTTTTCGTCGCTGGATAACATGATTGCCCAGGGGAACCCGATGCCGGTGCCTTACGGTGAAATGCTGGTTGGCTCACGGCGAATCTCCCAGGACATCAGTACCCGTGATGAAGGCGGTGACGGGAAGGTGGTGGTTATCGGGCGGCAGGCATAAAAGCGAAAAAATCCCGCAGTGACCGAAGGCTGCGGGAACAGAAAATGAAGATTAACCACAGGGAGTTTTGTTTTTATTGGCCCGAAAAAACTGTAACGCCCGGGAATGATATCTGCCACGGGGGCGTACAGAAAATGTGAAGATATTCAGAATTTTTATTCAGTCATGATACAGGCATCCTCCGGGATGCCTGTTGTTTTTGTGCGTAACAGTTATCACAGTAAAGGGTGAGACAATGGGCAAAGGTGGCGGCAAGGCGCACACGCCGGTTGAGGCAAAGGACAATCTTAAGTCCACGCAGATGATGAGCGTGATTGATGCGATTGGTGAAGGGCCGATTGAAGGTCCGGTGAAGGGGCTGCAGAGTATCCTGGTGAACAAAACCCCGCTGACGGACACGGACGGTAATCCTGTGATACATGGTGTGACAGCGGTCTGGCGCGCCGGGGAGCAGGAGCAGACACCACCTGAAGGCTTTGAGTCCTCCGGGGCGGAAACCGCACTGGGCGTGGAAGTGACGAAGGCAAAGCCGGTGACGCGCACCATTACGTCCGCGAACATTGACCGCCTGCGGGTCACCTTCGGGGTGCAGTCACTGTTGGAGACCACCTCAAAGGGCGACCGTAATCCCTCTTCTGTCCGACTGCTGATTCAGTTACAGCGTAACGGTAACTGGGTGACGGAAAAGGATGTCACCATTAACGGCAAGACCACCTCGCAGTTTCTGGCGTCGGTGATTCTGGATAATCTGCCTCCCCGCCCCTTTAACATCCGGATGGTCAGGGAGACGGCGGACAGCACCACGGACCAGCTGCAGAACAGAACGCTGTGGTCGTCATACACCGAAATCATCGATGTGAAACAGTGCTACCCGAACACGGCCATTGTGGGGATGCAGGTGGATGCGGAGCAGTTTGGTGGTCAGCAGATGACGGTGAACTACCATATCCGCGGTCGCATCATCCAGGTGCCGTCAAACTATGACCCGGAAAAACGCACGTACAGTGGTATCTGGGACGGCAGTCTGAAACCGGCATACAGCAACAATCCGGCCTGGTGTCTGTGGGACATGCTGACTCACCCGCGCTACGGCATGGGAAAACGTCTGGGGGCGGCGGATGTGGACAAGTGGGCGCTGTATGCCATCGGGCAGTACTGCGACCAGATGGTGCCGGATGGCTTCGGGGGCACCGAGCCGCGGATGACCTTCAATGCGTACCTGGCACAACAGCGTAAGGCGTGGGATGTTCTCAGTGATTTCTGCTCGGCGATGCGCTGTATGCCGGTATGGAACGGTCAGACGCTGACGTTCGTTCAGGACCGCCCGTCGGATGTGGTGTGGCCGTACACCAACAGCGATGTGGTGGTGGATGATAACGGCGTGGGATTCCGCTACAGCTTCAGTGCCCTGAAGGACCGGCACACGGCGGTGGAGGTGAATTACACCGACCCGCAGAACGGCTGGCAGACCTCCACGGAACTGGTGGAAGACCCGGAAGCCATACTGCGCTACGGGCGCAATCTGCTGAAGATGGACGCGTTCGGCTGTACCAGCCGCGGTCAGGCCCACCGTGCCGGACTGTGGGTGATAAAGACCGGACTGCTGGAAACGCAGACGGTGGATTTCACGCTCGGGTCTCAGGGGCTGCGGCACACACCCGGTGACATCATTGAAATCTGTGATAACGACTATGCCGGGACCCTGACCGGCGGACGTGTCCTGTCCATTGATGCTGCCACCCGCACCCTGACGCTGGACCGTGAAGTGACACTTCCGGAGACCGGTGCCGCCACGGTGAACCTGATTAACGGCAGCGGTAAGCCGGTGAGTGTGGACATCACCGAACACCCCGCGCCGGACCGGATACAGGTCAGTACCCTGCCTGATGGTGTGGAGACATACGGGGTGTGGGGACTCTCCCTGCCGTCACTGCGCCGTCGCCTGTTCCGCTGTGTCTCCGTCCGGGAAAACACGGACGGCACCTTTGCCATCACGGCGGTGCAGCACGTACCGGAAAAAGAAGCCATCGTGGATAACGGTGCCCGCTTTGAGCCGCAGTCAGGTTCCCTGAACAGCGTCATCCCACCGGCAGTGCAGCACCTGACGGTGGAGGTGAGCGCAGCTGACGGCCAGTATCTGGCGCAGGCGAAATGGGACACGCCGCGGGTGGTGAAGGGTGTGCGCTTCAGTCTGCGCCTGACCAGTGGTAAGGGAACGGATGCCAGACTGGTGACCACCGCCATCACCGCAGACACGGAGCACCGTTTCAGCGGCCTGCCGCTCGGGGAATACACCCTGACGGTGCGGGCGATAAACAGCTATGGCCAGCAGGGTGAACCTGCCACCACCACCTTCCGGATTGCCGCACCGGCAGCACCGTCGCGGATTGAGCTGACGCCGGGCTATTTTCAGATAACCGCCACGCCGCATCTTGCCGTTTATGACCCGACGGTACAGTTTGAGTTCTGGTTCTCGGAAAAGCGGATTGCGGATATCAGGCAGGTTGAAACCGCAGCCCGCTATCTTGGCTCGGCGCTGTACTGGATAGCTGCCAGTATCAATATCAAACCGGGCCATGATTATTATTTTTATATCCGCAGTGTGAATACTGTTGGCAAATCGGCATTCGTGGAGGCTGTCGGTCGGGCGAGCGATGATGCGGAAGGTTACCTGGATTTTTTCAAAGGAGAAATCGGGAAAACACATCTGGCCCAGGAGCTGTGGACGCAGATTGATAACGGTCAGCTTGCGCCTGACCTGGCTGAAATCAGGACGTCCATTACGGATGTCAGCAATGAAATCACGCAGACCGTCAATAAGAAACTGGAAGACCAGAGTGCGGCAATTCAGCAGATACAGAAGGTTCAGGTTGATACAAATAATAACCTGAACAGCATGTGGGCTGTGAAGCTGCAGCAGATGCAGGACGGACGCCTTTATATCGCGGGTATTGGTGCCGGTATTGAGAACACCCCTGACGGCATGCAGAGTCAGGTGCTGCTGGCGGCAGACAGGATTGCGATGATTAATCCTGCGAATGGCAACACAAAGCCGATGTTTGTTGGGCAGGGCGATCAGATATTCATGAACGAAGTGTTCCTGAAACGCCTGACGGCTCCCACCATTACCAGCGGCGGTAATCCTCCGGTATTTTCCCTGACACCGGACGGGCGGCTGACGGCGAAAAATGCCGATATCAGCGGTAACGTGAATGCGAACTCCGGGACGCTCAACAACGTCACGATTAACGAGAACTGTCGGGTTCTGGGAAAACTGTCCGCGAACCAGATTGAAGGCGATCTCGTTAAAACAGTGAGCAAAGCTTTCCCCCGGGACTCCCGTGCACCGGAACGGTGGCCATCAGGGACCATCACCGTCAGGGTTTATGACGATCAGCCCTTTGACCGGCAGATTGTTATTCCGGCGGTGGCATTCAGCGGCGCTAAACATGAGCGGGAGAATAACGATATTTATTCGTCATGCCGCCTGATAGTACGGAAAAACGGTGCTGAAATTTATAACCGTACCGCGCTGGATAATACGCTGATTTACAGTGGTGTTATTGATATGCCTGCCGGTCACGGTCACATGACACTGGAGTTTTCGGTGTCAGCATGGCTGGTAAATAACTGGTATCCCACAGCAAGTATCAGCGATTTGCTGGTTGTGGTGATGAAGAAAGCCACTGCAGGCATCACGATTAGCTGAATTTTATAACCCAGATACGGGCGCCAGAAATGGTGCCTTTTTTATTGCAGAAAAGCGAGAGGTAATTATGCGTAAAGTTTGTGCAGCCATTTTGTCCGCAGCCATCTGTCTGTCCGTATCCGGTGCGCCTGCATGGGCATCTGAACATCAGTCCACGCTGAGCGCGGGGTATCTCCATGCCTCGACGAACGTTCCCGGTAGTGATGATCTGAACGGGATTAACGTGAAATACCGTTATGAGTTTACGGACACTCTGGGAATGGTGACGTCATTCAGCTATGCAGGAGACAAGAATCGCCAGCTGACCCGTTACAGCGATA